TTAACCAGAGGTTCTTTTTATTGGAAAGATGGAGTAAAAGATTCTAAGGTTGTTTGGAGTCCTGATAAAAGGGGAAGATTTTTAGTTAGCTGGACACCTCCTGCTCATTTACAAAACCGTATAGAACAAAGAAATGGAAGAAATTATCCAGGCAACGAACATTTAGGCTCTTTTGGATGTGACTCTTATGATATATCTGGAGTAGTAGTAGGTAAGGGTTCTAATGGTTCTTTGCACGGATTAACTAAATTTAACATGGACGAAGCTCCAAGTAATGAGTTTTTTTTAGAATATATTGCTCGTCCTCAAACAGCAGAAATATTTTTTGAAGAAGTTTTAATGGCGTGTATTTTTTATGGTATGCCTATCTTAGCGGAAAATAATAAACCTCGTTTATTATACCATTTTAAAAATAGAGGTTATAGAGGTTACTCTTTAAATAGACCAGATAAAAGATATAATAAATTATCGAAAACAGAAAAAGAATTAGGAGGTATTCCGAATACTTCAGAGGATGTTAAACAATCTCATGCAGCAGCAATAGAGTCTTATATTGAAAAATACGTAGGCATAGATTTGAATGGAGATTTTAGGGATTCTGAAGAAAT